CGATGTTGCACAACAAACAAAGGTATTGGAAAAACTCCGGGGAAAGCGGACAGTCACGTACGTTTTTAAGTCGGACCCTAGTAAGGCCCGACACATCGGCGTTATCGCGCAGGAGTGGCAAGCGGACTTTCCCGAGTTGGTTGTTGGTACATGTGCGGATATTGATGAGGACGGCGACTTCATTGCGCACCAGTATGACGAGGACGGCAATGAAATATTCGGGCCGAACGGAAAACCGGAAAGCCGTCAAGCTCTCGGTTTCAACTATGCAAATGCTTCTGCTGTGGCATTGCAGGCCGCGATTGAGTTGCAGGACAAGCTGGATGCGGCGCTTAAGCGAATCGCGGCCCTGGAGGGGTCGCAATGAGCATCGCATCGGACATTCAGCAGCTCGAGCCCGGCGACCTGGTCGAATTGTTTGAAGTGGACTGCACCCCGATTGGCGGCGACCTGCTGCGCTTCCATTCTCATTTGCAGTCGACGTCGATCTTCTGGCAGGCCAACGAATACAAACCGTGGCCCGTGCAGGCGCTTGGATTTGAGCGCACTTCCGACGCTCAGCAGCCGTCGCCGACGCTTACCGTGGCAGACATCAACGGCACGATATCCGCGCTATGCGTGTACCTCGACGACCTTGTCGGCGCAAAAGTGACGCGGCACCGCACGCTTGCGAAGTATCTTGACGCCGCCAACTTTCCAGATGGGAATCCTAGCGCGGATCCGACTGCTGAAATGTCCGTTGAGATATGGCGGATCGAGCAAAAGAGCGACGAGCAACCTGGGCTTACCGTCGAATTCACGCTCTCGTCGCCGCTCGATTTCGGCGGTCAGCAGGCGCCATCGCGGCAGATCGTCCGTATCTGCCAATGGAAATATCGGGACGCTGTGTGCGGCTATACAGGCACAAGTTACTTTGATGCGAATGACAACCCGGTCGACGATCCCGCGCTCGATCGCTGCAGCATGAAGACAAGCGGCTGCGAGTGCCGGTTTGGCGTTAACAACCCGCTGCCGTTCGGCGGCTTTCTCAGCGACAACCTTTCCTGATGAACGAGACGATCAAGAATGCGATCGCGGACCACGCGCTCGCGGAATACCCGCGCGAATGCTGCGGGCTAGTGGTGCTTCAGGATGGCCACGAAGTGTACGTGCCGTGCCGAAACGTGGCATCGCGGCCCATGGAAGAGTTTCAACTGGCGCCCGATGACTACGCGCTCGCCGAAGACATGGGGCCGATCTCCATTGTTGTGCATTCGCACCCCGGCGGCCTCGCGCGGCCCAGCGGAGCGGACCGGAAAATGTGCGAGCAAAGTGGCATAGACAGATGGCTGATCGTGTCGCTTGGCGTGCAAAGAGACGGATCCATCGCGATCGACGAATGGCATGAGTTTGGCCCAACGGGTTACATCGCTCCGCTCCTTGGACGGCAGTTCGTACACGGCGTGCACGATTGCTATGACCTCGTTCGAAGCTATTACCAGCTCGAGCGCGGAGTCGTGCTTCCGGACTTCGATCGCAGCGATAACTGGTGGGAGGACGGTAGGTCGAACCTGTATATGGATCACTATCGCGAGGCGGGTTTTGTCGACGTCGGGCCAACGACGACATTGCAGATCGGAGATGTACTTCTCATGCAGATCCGCAGCAAAAATGATGTGCCGAATCACTGCGGCGTCTACCTCGGCGACGGGTTGATGTTGCATCACATGCACAGTCGCCTGTCCGGCCGCACCGTTTGGGGCGGTATGTGGGCGCAGTGTCTTCGGACGGTTCTTCGGTATCAGGAGTCGGCACCATGACCGAACAGTTGCGCACCATCCGCCTGTATGGCGTGCTGGGCACTCGATTCGGGCGCATGCATCGCATGGCGGTCTCGTCGACCGCCGAGGCGATGCGGGCGCTCGGTGTTGTGTTGCCCGGATTCAAGAAGTTCGTGATCAACGCGAAAGACAATGGGCTGACCTTCGCGGTCTTTCTGGGAAAGCGAAACCTCGCCGAAGAGGAGCTTTCTTTTCCCGTGGGCGGCGACGACGACATTCGCATTGCGCCGGTGCTGATCGGCAGTAAGAGTGGCGGTGTATTTCAAACCATCTTCGGCGCGGTGCTGTTTGCGGTCGGGGCCGTTTCAACGTACTTCGGCAACCCATACGGCGGCAACATGATGGCGATGGGGGCCGCGATGGCGCTTGGTGGTGTCGCTCAATTGCTCAGCCCGCATGTGGCTGGTTTGAACGGCACAGGGCCGGACAATGGAACGTCGTATTACTTCAATGGGCCGGTGAACAGTTCGGCGGAAGGCGACGTGGTGCAGGTTGTCATTGGTCGCTTTACCTGTGGATCGAAGCGAATCAGTTCCGGAATCTATGCGGAGGATCAGACCTGATGATGAGAATTTCCGGATCCAAAGGCGGTGGCGGCGGCTCGACGCCAACTGAATCGCCCGACAGCCTTCATTCGATCGCTTACGCGCGGATACTGGACCTGATCTCGGAGGGGCCGATCCGGGGTCTGGTGAACGGGCTGCAGTCGATCTACTTCGACGGCACACCGCTGCAGAATTCTGATGGCTCGCTGAATTTTCAGAATGTCACGGTCGCGACCACGCCCGGCACACCAGACCAAAGTTACTTGCCCGGCTTTCCGGCAGTAGAAAACGAGGTCGCCGTAGGCGTGGCATTGACCTCGGACGCGCCATGGGTGCATCAGGTTGAAAATACGCAGTTGACGGCGGTGCGCGTGCGCTTTGGCGTGCCGGCTCTGCAGCGTTCTAACCAGTCGACAGGCGACGTTACAGGGTATCGCGTCGAATACGCGATTGATCTGGCTGCCGTCGGCGGGTCCTTTGCGCAGGTTCTGTCGGGTGCCTTCGACGGCAAGACTACGTCGCTCTATGAGCGCAGCGTCCGTATTGATTTGCCGACCTCGTCGACCGGCTGGATAGTGCGCGTGCGCCGGCTGACGCAAAACGCGAACAGCTCGTTGATTGCCGATACGGTCGACATCGAGGCAATCACGGAGATCATCGACCGCAAGCTGCGCTATCCAATGAGCGCGCTCGTCGGCCTGCAATTCGATGCGCGTTCGTTCAGTTCTATCCCGACAATCTCGTACGACGTGTACGGGATAGAGGTCAGCGTTCCTTCGAACTACGATCCGATTGCTCGCACCTACAGCGGCGTCTGGGATGGCACCTTCAAGCAGGCGTGGACCGATTGCCCGCCATGGATCTATTACGCTTTTGCGACGAACCCCATTTTTGGCTTGGGCAAGTACATTGACGCGTCGATGGTGGACAAGTGGGCGTTGTATGAGATCGCGCAGTATTGCGACGTCATGGTGGCGGACGGGAAGGGAGGCACCGAGCCGCGGTTCACCGTCAACGCTGTGATTCAGACGCAGGCCGATGCATACAAGTTGATGCAGGACCTCGCGACGGCGTTTCGTGGCATCTCGTACTGGGGCGCGGGCCAACTGGTTGCGGGCAGCGATATGCCGGCGGATCCTGTGTACGTCTACACGAACGCGAACGTGCTGTCGGGGTTCAAGTACGTCGGGTCCGAACGAAAGACCCGTTACACGTTCGCACAGGTGGCGTGGAACGATCCGTCAAATCAATGCAAACCGGCGGTCGAGCCGGTTGAGGATGACCCCGGTATCGCGCGCTACGGCGTGTCTAAGGTTTCGTTGACGGCATTCGGTGTCACGTCTCAGGGTTTGGCGCATCGCATCGGCTTGTGGACGCTCCTGACGAGCCGCTATGAGACGAACACGGTCAATTTCACGGTGGGGTTGGATGGCACGCTCACCGGCCCTGGGGATATCATCGCCGTGGCAGACCCTGCGAAAGCCGGCCGTCGTATCGGCGGACGCGTCAGCGCTGCATCGGATCCGCTGAACATTACGCTGGACAAAGCGCCAATTGTCTCGGCGGGTGACAGCCTCACTGTGATCATGCCGACGGGCGTTGCACAGAAGCGCTCGGTGCAATCCGTACAGGGCAACACTGTGCGTGTCACGGTGGCGTTTGATTCGGCGCCGGTGCCTGGCGCCATCTGGATGGTCGAGACGACTGATCTGGTCGGCCAGCTGTTCCGCGTCGTCAGTGTGCAGGAGAGCTCGGACGACGATCAGATCACCTACTCGATTTCAGCCGTTCAGCACGAGCCCGGCAAATACGCGGCGGTCGACACCGGCGCGGCAATCCAGATCCGGCCGGTGACGGTCACGCCACCCTCGGCGCAGGCTGCACCGACGAATGTGCGCCTGTCGACCTACTCGGTAATCGATCAGGGCATTTCAAAGACGGTGATGGTCATTGCGTGGGATGCAGCGGCGAGCGCCGTGAATTACCTGCCTGAGTGGCGAAAGGATAACGGCGAGTGGGTCACGGCAAATCAGACGGGCGGCCTGCAGGTCGAGGTCGTCGGGATCTATCAGGGTACTTATCTGGCTCGCGTGCGCGCACAGAATGCGATGGGCGTCACGTCGATCCCTGCCTACGGAACGAACACGGACCTGACCGGCAAGACAAGTCCGCCTCCGTCCCTGGTGTCCCTCACGACGACGACACAGGTTTTCGCGATCCAGCTCGATTGGGCCTTCCCGGCGGACGGGTCAGCAGGAGACACGCAACGCACGGAGATCTGGTACAGCCAGACAAACGATCGCAGCACAGCAGTGAAGCTCGCCGATTACGCGTATCCGCAGGCGCGTGCGAACCTCATGGGCCTCGCTGCCGGCCGGTCGTTTTTCTTCTGGGGTCGGCTCGTCGACACCTCGGGCAACATTGGTCCGTGGTATCCAACGGGCAACGGTGTGAACGGGCAGAGCAGCAGTGATGCTGATGAGATCCTCTCCTATCTGACGAACCAGATCACGAAGGAGCAACTGGCACAAGACGTACTCGCTCCGATCGATGCCATTCCCGGCATCGAACAGTCCGTAAGCGAGAATGCGGCGGCGATCGATACCGAGCAGGAGGCACGTGTCGCCGGTGATACTGCTCTCTCCAATCGGATCGATTCGGTCAGTGCACAGGTTCTCATTCCGCCAATGGCTGGAAGTACAGGCGACTACGCCGGGTCGACCCAAGTGTATGCAGGCGTCTGGTCGGAACAGTCGGCGCGCGCTGAGGCAGATCTGGCTTTGGCTAAAAATGTCGAAACTGTCACGGCTCAGATCTCGTCAACGAGCACAAAGTTACTTGCGGCGGTGCAAACCGAAACGCAAGCACGCGTCGATGCCGACAGTTCGATGGCATCGCAGATCACCACGGTGCAGGCTCAGGCGAACGCGAACACGGCAGCGGTACAGACGGTCGCTTCCTCGTATGCGGATCTGAACGGACGTGTTGCTGCCTCGTATCAGATCAAGACGCAGATCACAGCAAACGGTCGCACGTACATTGCGGGGATCGGTGTAGGGGTCGACAACAGCAGCGGAATCGTCGAGTCGACGATCCTGCTATCGGCGAGCCGCGTTGCGATTCTTGATCCGAACGGTAGTGCCGTGAGTTCGCCTTTCGTTGTTCAGGGTGGTCAGGTGTTCATCAGCCAGGCTTTCATTGGCACGGGCTGGATTCAGAACGCAATGATCGGCGACATCATCCAGTCGACGTCATTGGGCGCGAATGGTCAGCCGCGATGGAAGCTTGACAAGAATGGCACGCTCACGATGAACGGCGCAAACGGTGGCAGCGGCTATCTCACGCTAAGCGACTCAACGCTTCAGGTCTACGACAACAACGGGACGTTACGCGTCCGCTTGGGGCTCTGGTAATGACAGCTGGACTTCAGATATGGAACGTGAGTGGCCAGCTCATGCTTGACGCCACGCAGCGGATCGGGCGTATTAAGGGCTCGCAGCATCTGACCGGCGGATCTGGTTCTGTCTCAATGGACCTTTCGGATGGAACGCCATTCTGGTCGTTTCAGCCGGACTTTCTGTTTATGCACATCAACGGCAATTCGCCTGTGCCCGTGGTCTCAATCTCGTCGACCGGAGTTGTATGGACATATAGTTCGCCGCCCAACGGCGATTACTTGTATCCGATCACGGGCTACCTATTCTGGGGATGCTTCTGATGACCGCAGGCTTTCAGGCTTTTACCGACACGGGCGTAGTACAGATCGACGGAACGACACCGAACTATCAACTCGTGGCCTCCTTTGCGCAGGTCACTCAACAGGAGAGTATTCCAACCGTTTTTAACAACGTCGGCACTCAGTTTTCCAGCACTTTCTGGCATACGACGTTCAGCTTCAACGCGACAAGGCCGTTCTATGCGTTCAGGGCCGATGGCGGGGTAATGGTTACGCCGTGGAAATTTTCAAAGAACGGCAATTCCTTCACGGCCGAATTCGTTTCGGTGAGTCAAACGACCATTCGTCTTTACGTCTTCGATCAGGTGCCCATAACAGCGAATCGCTTCGGCCTGCAGGTATTCGACGTGTCTGGCGCACTGATCGCGGACGCTGCAAACCCCTTTGCCCGGGTGCTGGACGTTGTTGAGGGTCAGTATCAGCCGGGCTTGGGCTGGCAGGCCGTCGGCAACTCGGTGCCCGGCCCGAATACTCAGTCAAGGTCGTACAGCGTGCCAGTCGCCTTCGGCGGGGCGCTTGCCGCACACTACTTCGTTAATACGAGTCCGTTCATCCTGTCGGCTTTCGGTGCGAATGGCGGATCGATCACTTGGGAGTTCCATCAATACATCGGAAACAACAGTGGGACGTTCGTCGGGTTCGCCGAAGCGACCCGGTATCGATTCATGGTGCTGGACATGACCGGCATAACATAGGAAAAGACATGCCTCTTCAAATTAATTACGTCACGCCGTCCACGGGAGCGCAAGCTAGTTATCACGTGGTCACGAACGTCGCCATCGATTATGCAATGCAGATCACCACTGCGACGGTCTCTTCCTATCTGTCGAAGGATGCGAGAGATGCCGGAAAATTTCCTATGTATGCGCAGCAGATTCAGATTGCCGGCCTGCCAGATAAGGGTATTGACGCGCGCGATTTTGCAGAATCGTCGCTTGCGGCCGCCGCGCCTCCTGATGGCGGCGCATTACCTTCGCAAAATCGCTATGTGTTCGCCGGCGCCGAAACGGTGTTGTAGCGCGTCAATGAAATCCGTGTAAACTTCAAGCGCAGTAAATAATCCGAAAGGCGATGACGGGGAATAACAATGTTTAAAAGAATTGCAGTGCTGGCATTCGCAACATTAGGTCTCGTTGCGTGCGGTGGCGGAGGAGACGGGGGCAGCGCGGCGCCGGCGGTAAAGACAATGAAACTGTCGCTTTACGGTCAGCCCTTCGCGGGCTCGCAGGCCGTTTCCCATGCGCAGACAATCGCCAATGCGGCGACGCCGACGAGCGACGCGGTGACAACTGTCCAGACCCTACAAGACGCGCTGACTGCGCGCGGCGTTCCGGCGACGGTCACGGCGCAGGTGATGGATGGAACTACGCTGCACCAGATCGTGATGGGCGAGAACAACGGGCTTCCACCGACGCCTGATCAGTTCAAGACGGATCCGAGTGGCTACCTAATCGTCAACTTCCAACTGGACGACATGGTAACGCCGGCGACAGATCCCGCCCAGGCGGCGGCAATCTCGCAATTCGCACAGGACTTGGCGGTATTCACTCAGCGTGCATCGGTTAGTGGCAAGCTGGTCTATGCGGTCCAGCCAATCGAAACGTGCGACGCTCCGAACGGGACGGGCGCAGCCTTCGGGCTCATGTCGGCCATTAGCCAGGCGCAATCGAAGTCGTTGCTGAACACAATCGGCGCAATTTCATTCGGTGTCGCATTTGGCGGTTCGCAAGGGGCGGCCTTGCCCAGTCCAGACCTCGTGCACTTGGGTGCCGACTGCAGGACTCCCGATGCATACCTGCTGAACCTGCGGACTAACGCGATCGCCGATTACATCGCGGTCCTTTACAAGCAGTCTACGGGGTCTGCAGGTGCGGCTAGTGGCGCATCGGCAACCGGAACATAACCGGCACATCATGACTTGACAAGCCAGCTTCCGAGCTGGCTTTTTTATTGGCCGCCTTCGGGTGGCCTTTTTTATGGTCGCTCGAAAAGTAACTTTGAAGGAGGTCCTATGAAAAGACTCAAAGTGGAGCTGGTCGAAGACTGGCGCGAATGGCATCGGTGGTCAACGATGCGCCTCTCCGCATTCCTGGCCGCGCTCTATCTCGCGCTGCCTCATGTTCTGCCATTGCTCGCAGACCATTGGCCTGATATCGCTCCGTGGGTGATGCACTTCTTCCCTTCTGCACCCGCAAGCGTCGTCCCAGTCATTGGCGTGCTGTTGATGATGGCTGCGCGGGTGACCACTATCCGGCGCGGCGGTGATCAATGACTGTCTCCAATTCGGTGATGCAGATCTTCGAAGATCTGCTGGTGCGGGAAGGCAATGGCAAGGTCACTAATGACCCCAACGACGCAGGCGGTTTGACCCGTTGGGGTTGGACGGCAAAGACAGCGGCGGCGTACGGCTTTTCCCGAACGGTCGACACGATGACTCACGACGAGGCGATCACGCTCTATCAGCGACGCTTCTGGCTCGCCCCGCGATTCGATCAGTTGTATGCGATCGACCCGGACCTCGCGGTCTACCTCCTGGACACAGGCGTAACCAGCGGACCGGCAACCGGTGTGCAGTTCCTGCAACGTGCACTGAACGTCCTGAACAACCAGGCGAAGACATTCCCGGACCTGAATGTCGATGGTGGCTTGGGCGATATGACGTTTGGCGCGTTGCGCGCTTACATTGCGGCTCGTGGGCTGCCCGGTCTCTCGGTCCTGCGTTTCATGGTGCGTTCGCTCCGCTCAACATTCTTCATCGAGCTCGCTGAGAGGAAGCAAACGCAGGAGACGTTCGAGTACGGATGGCAGGCGCAGCGTGCGATGTTTGGTGCCTAAAACTGCGGGGGCGGCGATATGGCGGATTTGAATGAACTGGCCGCGCGATCGACTGGTGTCTGGGGATGGATTGGCGGAGGCGGCCTTGCGGCTGTCTTCGTCACCGCGCTTCGGTTGCGCAACTACCTTTCGCGCGACGGTGTTGAGCGGCGGAAAGACTCCGCAGAAAAGGACCTGATCGACAACCTGTCCGAGCAGCTCGAAAAAGCTAACGAGCGGGCTGATCGGGCAGAGAAGCGGACAGACGAAGCCTATAAGGAGCGCAACGACACGATCCGCGAGATTTCCGCCGTGCAGCGGGAGATGGCGGCTCTTGCGGAGCGCGTGCGTCAGCAACACGAGACGATCGCAGCTCAGAACCTCGAGCTCGAGGAGCTGCGCAGAGAAGTTCGGCAGCTAAGGGAGAAACTCAATGAAGCCGCTTAACGTAAAGGTGGAGGGGCGTTGGATAGACCGCGTCGTTCGTCGAGTCGAGGGTTGGGCTTTGGCACTCGCCTTAGCCGCTGGCGGAGCGAGCGTCGGTTTTGCGTTCAGCGAATACCGGCTGCATCTCGTCGTGGTGGATTTGCGAGACGCTCAGCGAGAAGAGATTGCGCGACTGACTGATGTCTATGCGCGAAACCTCCGCGCGCTGACGCCAAAGGTCGAGCAGGCGGCGCAGGCAGCCAGCGCGGCGGCAGCGGTCGCGACCAGCGCCGCAGTCACCGCCAACAACGCAGCGGAGACGGCAGCCGACGCGGCGGACACGTCTGCTGGTGCCGCGAAAACCGCGAGGTCGGCGGCTGTTTCGGCAGCTCGTCGTCCGCAGGTTCCGATCGTCGTTCCGCTGGCAACGCAGCCGACGCCAAGTCAGCTCGGGCGCGCTGTGGACCAGGCAAACCGGAAGGTGAAGGAGGCGGCCAAATGATGCGCGGCCTGATCGTCGTTCTGTTTCTACTCGGGGGATGCGCCTGCCAACGGCTGTGTCCTGCATTGCCCGATCCGCCGGCGAAAGCCGATATCAATAGCCTGAGCGACTATGCAGCGACCGTTGCAACGCTCTACGGCGAGTGTGCTGGAGGTACGCGATGACTCTTGTGGCTGCATTTATCAGTTCGAACTGGGTGGCAATCTTGGCGCTGCTAACAACCTTTGCAACCGGCGTCGTGGCGTTTGTCACGAAGAAGTCGTCGGATGCGAAGGTGGCGCAGGCCAATCAGAAGGCAGCCGAGGCGCAGGTAGCTGCCGCGCAGGCGCAAACACAAACCGCTGAGACGCGAGACGTCGCAGCACAAGCCAACGCAAAGGCGGCGCAAGCCGGCGCGCAGGCCGTAAAGGAGAGAAGTGATGTGGAAGCTGACACTGCTGGTAAGTCTGATGCTGCCGTTCGTGACGAGCTGCGCGCTTGGGTCCAACCCGACAGCCCCGGCGCCAGTGCTACCACCGGTGCAGGCCCAAACGCGGATCGTTGATACGTCCTGCGACTGGGTCAAGGCTATCTACCTGGCTGCGGCCGACGTCGACGCTATAAGCCCGTTCCTCGCCCGCGAGATCGACGACCACAATAAGGCCGGCGTCCAGCATTGCGGATGGGGTAGCCCAAGGTCCAAGTAACTTTTCTCGCAGCACGCGCGAGGAAGACAGGGCGACCGGGAGGATGTTGACGCATTCTCCCGGCCGCCTCTCCACTGCTACAGCCAGTGAATTAGCCAAGGCCCTGACACCTACCGGTAGGCGGGCCGGATTCTAACTCAAAAAAATAAGGCAATTCCAAATATGGCAAACCCAATCGTTCCGTGGATCGGTGGCAAGCGGCGTCTGGCCGATCACCTGATCCCGCGTTTTCCGAAGCACGATTGTTATGTTGAGGTGTTCGCGGGCGGGGCCGCGCTCTACTTCTTGCGCCCGCCGGCGGCCGTCGAAGTGATCAACGATATCAACGGCGAGCTCGTCAACTTGTACCGGGTGGTGCAACATCATCTGGAGGAGTTTGTGCGCCAGTTCAAATGGGCGCTCACCAGCCGGCAGGTATTCAAGTGGTTGCAGGAGACGGTCCCGGAAACGCTCACCGATATCCAACGGGCAGCGCGTTTTTACTACCTGCAGCACAACTGTTTCGGGGGGAAGGTCGAAGGGCAATCGTTCGGAACCGCGACAACGACGCCGCCCGGTCTGAACCTGTTGCGCCTCGAGGAGACATTGTCGGCGGCGCACTTGCGGCTATCCAATACCTTCGTCGAGCGACTGGACTGGAAAACCTGTATCGACAAGTATGACCGGCCGCATACGCTGTTCTATCTGGACCCGCCGTACTGGCAAACGGAGGGATATGGCGTGCCCTTTCCTTATGCCGAGTACGAGGAGATGGCGAGCCGGCTGCGGGGGATCAAGGGGCGAGCAATCGTCAGCTTGAATGATCATCCGGATATCCGGCGGGCATTCGATGGCTTTCATATCGAGACCGTCGACATCAAGTACACGGTCGGCGGTGGCAACCGGGAGGCCGCGCGCAAAGAAGTCATTATCTTCAGTTGGGATGATGCGGCGACGCCGGCGGGGCTGTTCTAGCCTGCCGCAAAAACGAGAGCCCGCTTCGGCGGGCTCTTTTGCTTTTTGCGACTCCGGATGTCAGCGCCGCTTCGGCGCAACGTCAGTCCGGAACCGCGGCTGTCGGCCCGGCAGCTCGTCGTCCGACCCAGTCGCGCGCACCCAGTACACGCAGCCCCTCTCGGGATTTGCCTGAATCTGGACCCGGCCGCCGCGAACACACCGCACGTGTGAGCCGCCCGCGATCGAGCCTCCCCAGTGCTCGCATTCGAGGCAAGGTCTCGCAGTTCCGTAAGGGTCGAAGGTGGGCATCGGGATTACCTGTATATCCATACAGTACCACGATGCAGGGGCGCAAGGGTTGGGACTCCGAAGAGCGCGGCGCCAGCCAACAAAAAAGCCCGCGCGGGCGGGCCTTTTTTCTCCTGCTACAAATTTGCTACAGCACTGTAGCAACGCCATATCTGGCGGGGCTTCGGCCTATCATTCCACCCCCTGAACTACAGGGAGATGGATATTTGCAATGGGAGCATCGGAGCCTTGCTGCTACTGGCTTCCGCCTTGTCCCGTGGGCGTTTCCGGCTTTTCTGCTTCACCCTAAATGAAGCGCCGTGACAGCCTGTGAACCCTAGTTTATCCCTGTCTCTGCTACACTTTTGCTACAAATCGACCCTGTGGCACCGGAAAGTGATCTGGCACTGCTACAGTTTCTGAGACGGGGAAATCGTGGCTTCAATCCTGCAAGTAGGCAGTCGCTGGCGTGCCCAGGTACGCAAGCGAGGGCAGAAGAGTATAGCAAAAACGTTCCGGACGAAAGGTGCGGCCGAAGCGTGGGCGCGGTCAGTCGAAGTCGAGATGGACAAGGGGCGCAACGTCGTCGACGCGGCGACCGTCAAGGTCGGCGAACTAATCAGGAAGTACCGCGAGACACGCGAGGAATCGGGGCGTCCGGTCAAGCCGAAGTCGAACGAAGACTACATCCTGCAGCGCCTGCAGGATGAGTTCGAAAGTGACTTTGCCGCGCAGCTCACCACGCAGCGCATTGTCCAGTTCGCGCAGAAGCGCAAGAAGTCCGGCGCCGGCGGCTTCACCGTCGACATGGATATCTCGAAGCTCGGCACGGTCATGCGGCACACCGGCTCCCTGCTTGGGCTGACCTTGCCGGATGCGACGGGCATCGCACGACCGACCCTTCACCACCTGAACCTGATCGAGGCGGGCAAGCGCCGCGAGCGCCGGCCAACGCCCGACGAGATCGAGAAAATCTTTGCGTGGTTTGCGGAGCATCCGGAGCGCGAGCAGGCGATGCCGGATCTGCTGCGCGTGGCGATGCAGTGTGCGTTCCGTCGCGGCGAGCTGTTTAACCTGCGGTGGGATGACGTCGACGCCGACAATCACCTCGCGCTCGTGCGCGATCGGAAGCATCCCCGGCAGAAGATCGGCAACAACGAATGGATCCCGCTGATTGGCGACTCATTCGAGATCATCATGCGCCAACCGCGCTATCCGGTGCCGGAGGCCTATGCGGAGAAGCGCAAGGCCGATCCGACGTTGCCGCCGCACAGGAATGAATTTATCTTCCGGTTCGACAAGGGCACGGCGAGCAAGTATTTCAAGCAGGCCTGTGACGCGAAGGGCATCGTCGATCTGCACCTGCACGACCTGCGGCACGAGGCGACGAGCGCACTGTTTGAGGCGGGCTGGCAGATCCCGGAAGTGGCCGCTGTGACCGGCCACAAGGACTGGCGCAACCTGAAGCGGTACACTAACCTTGATCCGGCTACCGTAGCTAAAAAAGGCCGCCTGAAACTTGTCAAAGCCGCATAAATGACCAGCAAATATTTTCCGCCAGCATTCCAAGCGAAGGAGTTCCACTGCATGCACTGCGGGGTGTACGCGAGCCAGCACTGGGGCACCCCGCTGCGGCGAAACGGGGGAGGATTTCTGGACATGAAC